GCTTGAAAAAAAAGGGATAATTAACGGATATTGGTACGACCTTATCAGTGAACATCTTCTTAGCATCGGCGCCAGATTTGGACAAAATCCCAAAACGTGCGTCGGTTGATATGGTCGCCATGTTAACGCACTCACCTGATGCCATAAACGAAAAGCCCGAACGTCTGTTCTTGAGATAGGACATACCATAACACCGTGTATCTGCAACGCAGGCGGCCCAGAATATGAAAAAGATACGGTTTGCTTCTCGAAAGTCTGGGTTCCCAACATCAATCTTGGACCACTGCAAGTACATATAGTGAGTACCAGTAATGTAAGTAGGCACATCTTTATTAACATACCAAAAACCTTCTTCTCTGCGAGTAAACTCATTATCGATGTAGTCATAGTGTTTTTCTTTAAATTCATCAGGATACTCTCTCCAATCAAAAACTGTTTTAATTTTTTTTAATATCTTAGGATATTCAAATTTAGTCCATTTGTTTTCTTTAAACTCATGCACGTTTACAGCGGCTGGTAAAGCTATTTTAAGATTTTGTATCTCATAAATCTCTCCAATTTGCCCAGTCTTAGATATAACAACCATATCATGATCTTCGTTATATCCATAATCCCATTTATTATACCTATTCATTCGTTTAAGAACTTTAGGTTTAACATGGTTTTTTAATATTTTATATAAAGTTTGCTTGTACATTATTTAGATCTTCCTTCAGCAAAACCACGAAATGTAGTTTCTTTTTTAATTTCTTTTGGCTTATCTTCTAACATATTTTTTTCTTCTTCAATACGATTAAGTATTTCAAAAGCATCAAATATAGCTAGTTTTTTTGTGGCTGCAGCATTTTTAAGTCTATCTGCAGATATATCATCTGCTGTATCTATTATAGCTTCTTTAGCAACTTTTATAAGTTCTTCAACTGCTACTTGCCCAGCTAGGATTATATTTTGCTTCGTTTCCTTGGTATTCATATTTTATAACAATATCATTTGATTTCATACAATAAAGACGTTCTTCGTCTACAATAAATTCCCATTCGCCATTAGGCGTGTAACCAACTAAGTCTCCAGGGTTAATATCTTTATGTTTTAAGCTGCTGTTTCCGTACTTTAATATACCAATTAGATTTCTTTCTTTATCAACGCTTAGGTTGTCTAAATTTTTTATAGGTTGTATAAAACACCTGTCATTAAATGAATTCCAACCATTTTTATTTTTATATAAATAAACTTGATCTAAAGAACAAAAATACAAATTATCTTTAAAAAAAGATCTACTTTGTTTTTTTTTACCTTGCATGTTATAGAATACTCTAAAAACGTTTTGATGTAATATAACAATATCACCTATTTCAATACCTGTTTTATAAGCTAAAGGTACTTGCTTTACCAAAGCGTGTCTATTAACAAATTTAAAACTTTCTATTTTAGTGTTAAGAATAAGTTTTTTTTTGTCAATATTTATTTCATTACTGTAAGTTTCACCTAAAGGTTCTACAATAAAATCATATAAACTTTTCATTAATATTCTAAGTCATACTCAACGGATATAGCCATGTTAGAATTAAATTTTTTCCATGGCAATACCTCGTTGTTTTTTTTAATGTGTATATTATAAGATTTATCAGAACTATCTAAAAGTATATGAGATATTTCATGACCTCCATAAACTTGTTGACCTACAGCATAATGCATCGCGTCGTTTTTATAGTCAGATCCAATACTAATTTTTCTTATATTATTCTGCATCTTCTTTTTCGATTTCAGTATAACTTCCATCTTTAAGATCAATATTTATTTGACCATACTCGTTTTCAAGTTCTTTTTTAGTTGCTTCAATTTCTTCAGACACTTTTTGTATTTCACTATGTACGTTTTGTTTTTGTACATCTAAAACACCAATAGATCTTAAAAAACCACTTAATTTAGATTGTTGATCGTTAACAGTTTTTAATTGTTCTTTAGTAATCATTGCTTTAATTTTTTCTTCTGCTTTTTTCATTTGATTTAATTTAATTGTTATTTATTTGTTATTTACTTGTTTTAAAGTTATTTACATATTATAAAGTCATCCACAGTTACACCGGCACCAGCTACTGCTGTAACGTAATCTACAGCCACTGGTAATATTGATCCAGACTGTAAACCTTCAAAAGTTATAGCTTGTCCAGCTACTGGTGCTCCACCTCCAACTGCAGTAACACCCGGTAGTATAACACTAATACTTGCGTCTGCTGGCATTACACCACAATATATTACAGATGAATTAAGATTAGTACCTAATGTCCCACTTTGGTTTTCAAATAACCAAGCCGGTCTAACGTCTATACCAGCTATCATAGCCGCTGTTAAAGGCATAGCTTGTCCTACTATACCATCATTTGTTGGAAATTGTCCCATTTTTTATTTTTTTTATTTATTACTTATTGTTTTATATTTTTCAACTCCACGCGAACCAAAATAGGCTACGTAGACTGTAGTTACTAAAGTTTTTAGTAAACCTATCCATTCTTGTTCTACTGTAAAAGATATCTCATGATGACTGTCTACCCATATAAAAGCTACCGTCATTATAGATAAAAAAATTAAACACATTGGTCGCGTGTTTTTCGAAAGCCATGAGTCGCTTTTCATATCGCTCTCCCAGCGTTTTGAAACCTCTTGCATTTCTATCATATCTTGTTCTAATAACATCAATGCTTTTTCTTTAAACTCTGTGGGTAGGTTTTCGTCTTTGGTTATTAAATTTTTAACTAAACCAAAAACACCAGCGTCTGGCAACACATCACCAGCTAAGTCTAATATACCTGGAGCAGCTTTGCTTAAAAACTTTCCAACTTTAGTTTCGTTAAATTTTTTTTTCATTTATTTTTTTCTTTTATAATACAAAACCATTTTTGATGATCCTGTAAATGTAACCTTTAATTTATTTTTAGTTACTTTTTCATAAACTAAATCACAATAATAACTTTCTGTGCCGTCTCCATATTCCCAAGCTACAAAAGTATATATTTTTTTATTTTTAGCTTTTACAAATTCTTCTGGAGAATATTCTATTTCTATTATTTGTTCTCCAGTTTCTATAGTTTTAAAAACTTCTTTGTAATTTAAAAACTTAAAATGATCTTTAGCAAAATGTTTTGATATAACTAAAGTGTATTGTGTTTTGTCACTTTCCCAGTTACCTATAAAATCTTCGTATTCAGATTGTGAAAATAAAACTGTAGTAAAAAGAAAGCATAATGTTAAAATAAGATTTTTCATATAATTAAATTTAATTGTTATATTAATATAATCACATGTTTTTAAATTATTTACGCTACCTCTGTATTCATATTTCCTTGCATCATTTTTAAATCCTCAAATTTATTTTTACCAGGAACTGTTTTATCAACTTTAGCCACAGTATTAAGTGCTTTTATTAAAGAACTTGTATCATACTGCTGCACAAATTCGTCATTTTCTAAATCATTATCTTTCAATACTTTTTTAAATGATTTTTCATTAAACTGATCTCCTGGTTTCATATTTATCATTTTTCTAAACTCTGTAAAATTAGCATACATTTCACCTGGTTCTTTTGAGTAATATCTTTCTCTCCCTTCAATACTGGGTCCAGCCGCTATTTTATTTTTTGGTCTTTTTAGTATACTTCTTAAATAAGGATCCATTGCCTTATCTAAACCAGTGTAATGAGCTAATTCATGAAAACCAGTTTGTTGTTTTGTTCTTTTATTCTCAGTACTTCCGCCTATTTGATTACTAAAACTACCAAAGCTTGGGTCACCACCAGGTGGAGCAACATTTAAATTACCTTTGTTTATATTAATTAAATTATATCCTCCAAATTCACCAAATCCAGATTTAGGATCAAATGGTATTTTAGAATTAATTTTTAAATCTGAATCAACGTAACCTTCTGCAGGCGCCACATATCCAAAGTAGTCACCTTTTGATGTTGAACTTAGATTTCCCATTGACTCAAAATTAAAACCAGCACCTACACTATTGCTAAGCATACCATCTATATTACCTTGAGAAAGTAAATCACCAGCAACATTACCACCTAATTCTTCTGATCTAATCTTACCTACTCCTTGAGCTTGCTCTAACAATCTTTGTTGAGTTATAGGGTCTGTATACCAATCTATAAAGTTTTGTTTACTGTCTCTTTCATACACATCACCCTTGTTCTTAATGTCAAAATCTCTAGCATTTAATTTTTTGTTTAAATATTGCTTTTTTTCATTAAGACTCATGTTCATCATATTAGTGTCGGCTTGTAAACTATGTAGATTAAAAGTATTAAGCATTGGTATACCGGGCGCTAATTGATCTCCGTCTTCTAATACTAGTGCATTGGGAGGTGTTGATGGATCCATCATCGCCTGTTTATCAGGACTACTAACACCACCTTTAGGAATAGCATATTCTTTTGGGTTTAATCCTGGTTTATTACTAAACATGTATTTTCTTAAAGCTTCTTGATCTATGTTGGGATTTTGTTTTAATGCTTTAT